TGTCCCTGTCACTATAGGTGGTGGTGGTGCAGGTGGAACTGTATCTGGTCCTGATCCTGCCGATGGTCGTGCAGGAGCTGCTGGTTCAGATACTATAATAGTTGCTAGTGGTACAACTTATACTGCCGATGGTGGTGGTTTAGGTGGAAACACTTTTTCAGGTGGTAATGTCCAAGGAGGAGATGGAGGCTCTGGTGGTGGTGGAGCTGCTGATGCTCCCCTTGCAAACGATCCTGGTGATTCCACTCCTGCTCCTGCTCCACAAGGAAGTCCTGGCGGTGAAGGTTCTGGTACTCCAGGACAACAAGCAGGTTCTGGGGGAGGTTCTATGGGTACTGGTAGAGGTCCATCAGTAGGTCCTGTTGGTGGAGGTATGGGAACTGTTTATGATATTTCAGGAAGTGATGTAACTTATGCTGGCGGAGGTGGAGGTGGTAGAGATGCTGCTCCTGATTCTGCTGGTGGAGCAGGTGGTGGTGGAGCTGGTGGCTCTGCTGGATCACCTTCTGGTCCAGGTGCTGGAACTGCGGCAACTGCCAATACTGGTGGTGGTGGAGGAGGAGGCGGAACTCAAGCTTCCCCTACAGGTGCCCCTGCTGCTCAAGTAGGTGCTTCTGGCGGTTCTGGAGTCGTTGTTATTAGTGAACCTAAAGGAACATGGACCGCAGGTGGTGTGTGGAATACAGAAAATTTATACGACTATAAAGTAAACGGAGATTGGGGATAATGAGTAGATTAATAGGAAAAACCTTTACAATCACACCTAAAATAACGACTTTTACTTCTTCAGGTACATTTACTGCCGATGCTGCGTCAACCGAATGTCATTTGTTAGTAGTAGCCGGTGGTGGTGGTAGTGCCCAAGGAGGCGGTGGAGGAGGAGGTTATAGAGAATTTTCAGCTCAACCAATTCCAACTTCTGCTGTGACAGTAACTGTCGGTGCAGGAGGTGCTGGTACACCTGATTCTGGTGCTACTATTGGTTCTCCGGGCGCTGATTCAGTTTTTGCTTCTGCTTCCGATCCTAGAACATGCAATGGTGGTGGTGGTGGAGGAGCAGTTGCAGCAGCAGGTCATTCAGTAGGACAACCTGGAGGTTCTAGTGGTGGTGCTGGTGGTAATGGTCCTACAGCAACAGAAGTATATCCTGGAAATCCAGATGGTTTTGATCCACCTGAAGGAAACACTGGCGGATACGGAAGATACAACGGTAGTAGCTACTATGCTGGCGGTGGCGGTGGCGGTGCTGGTGGTGACGGTGGAGATGAAGTTCCCGATGGACTTGGTAACGATTGGAATGCTGTAGCTGGTACAGGTGGATTAGCTAAGATGTCTACTATTTCTGGCTCAAAAGTTTGGTATGCAGGAGGTGGTGGAGGTGCTTATAGATTTACACATAAACTATCTACTGATTCAGGAAAAATTAATAATGGTCCAGAAGGAGGTCATACTTTAGGAGGAGGAAGTATTTTTCCTGCTCAAAAAGGCGGAGCTGGTAATGCAAACGATGATGGCGCACCTTCTCCAACTTTAGGAACTGCTAGTGTTAATACAGGCGGTGGAGGCGGAGGAATTTGTACTACTCAATACACTCCTAGTTTCCCAGCTTCACCGGGAGTTGGAGCTGCTGGAGGGTCTGGTATAGTTATTGTTAGTGAACCGAATGTTAACTCTGGTGGAGTTTGGGACTATAGACAAGTATTTCAGAAAAAGGTTGCAGGCGAGTGGCGTTAAACTTTTATGAACTTACAAAATTATTACTGGTTTTTTCCTTCAGTTATCCCCTCAAGAATTTGTGATGAAATAGTTAAAACAGGAGAATCTTTTACTAAACAGAAAGGGTTAACAGGAGGGAATCTTCGTAAAGATACTCCTCCTTCCGAAGAAGAATTAAAAAACATACAGAAAAAGAGAAAGTCAGATGTTGTGTGGCTTTCAGGACAGTGGATATATAAAGAACTACACCCTTTTCTTCAAATAGCAAATGAAAGAGCTAGTTGGAATTTTCAATGGGATTGGTCAGAGTCTTGCCAATACACTGAATACAAAAAAGGACAGTTTTATGATTGGCACTGTGACAGCAATCCAGTTCCTTATGATAAACCTGATGATCCAAACACTAATGGTAAAATAAGAAAGTTATCCATGACTCTTTGTTTAAGCGATCCAGAAGACTATGAAGGTGGAGATTTAGAGTTTGCTTTTCACGATCAAGACGGAGATAAACAACCTAAAATTTGTGAAGAAATAAGACCGAGAGGAAGTTTAATTATATTTCCTTCTTTTGTTTGGCATCGAGTAAAACCAGTTACTAAAGGAATACGACACTCTTTGGTGTGTTGGAGTTTAGGGCAGCCTTATGTTTAAAAAAGAAAAATACGCCTTTATTAAAAGAGCAATTTCAAAAGAGTTAGCTGAGTTTTGTTATGACTATTTTTTAACTAAACGAAAAGTAGTAAGAACTTTTTACGATAGTCGGTACATTTCTGAATTTAATTCAAATTGGGGAGTGTGGAACGATCCTCAAGTGCCTGATACTTATAGCCATTATGGAGATATAGTAATGGAGACATTATTAGAAAAACTATTACCACGCATGGAAGCAGAAAGTGGTCTTAAACTTTCTCCCACTTACAGCTATGCCCGCATATATAAAAACGGGGATGTGTTAAAAAGACACACTGACAGGTACAGTTGCGAAATATCAGCCACAATGAATTTAGGCGGTGACCCTTGGGAACTATTTATAGACCCAACAGGCGGTACAGGTAAGAAAGGAAAGTCTTTTTTAATGGAAGCTGGTGATTTAATAGCTTATAGGGGTTGTGATATAGAACACTGGCGAGATAAGTTTGAAGGAGAAAACTGTGGACAAGTATTCTTTCACTATAACAACGCTAAAGAAGAAGAAGCGGAAGAAAATAAGTTTGATACTAGACCATTCTTGGGTTTACCTTCATGGTTTAAAGGATTTAAAATAGAGAAAACAGAATAAGTTGAGTATAAGGTACAATTAAGGAATAATGGTTAAAAAGACAACGATAGAAGTGGCGGCAGATTTGGACAAACACGAAGCAGTTTGCGCTGAAAGATGGCGGGAAACTATCTATCGCATTAAAAGATTGGAAGTATTAATAATAACTACGTTGCTTTCCCTAGTAGTAGGCATGGCAACAATTTTATCAGGACAGGTGTTTTAAAATGATTTGGACAATAATAAATATAATCGTATGGATAATTGCAGTGGCCTCAATAGTTGCAGCAGTTTCTCCTCACACAAAGAATACAAAAGATGATGCTTTTGTTGGGAAAATAAACAAGGCAATAAACTTTTTGGCGTTAAACTTTAAGAAATAATGAGCAAATGCCCTACGCCAAATATATATTCAAGCCCGGAATAGATCGCGAAGGAACCGACTACAGTAATGAAGGTGGTTGGTATGATGCTAATCTAGTACGTTTTCGCAAAGGAAAACCAGAAAAAATTGGTGGTTGGCAGAAGCAGACCTCTAATTCTTATTTAGGTATTGGTCGTGCCTTACACGGTTGGGTAGATCTCGCTGGAACACGCTATCTTGGCATAGGAACCACCTATAAATATTACGTAGAACTTGGTACCTCTTTCCATGATATAACTCCTATTAGAGCTACCACATCGGCGGGGGACGTTACTTTCTCTGCGAGTAATGGAGATGCCACCCTTACTGTAGCTGATACTGCTCATGGAGCAGTACAAAATGACTTTGTTACCTTTAGTGGTGCGGCTACTTTAGGCGGTCTTATTACCGCCGATGTACTCAATCAAGAATATCAAATTGCGACGATTGTTGATGCAAATAGCTACACAGTAGAGGCTAAAGATACCGATGGAGATACTGTTACTGCTAATAGCAGTGATAGTGGCAACGGGGGTGGTAGTGTTGTTGGAACCTATCAAATTAATGTTGGCTTAGATGTTTATGTAGAAGGCACAGGTTGGGGTATCAGTACATGGGGAGCAGGTGGTTTTGGTAGTGTAGGCACCTTGGATGCTTCTAATCAATTACGTCTATGGTCCCATGATAACTTCGGTGAAGATCTTATAATGAATGTACGTGGAGAAGGTATTTATTATTGGGATGAATCAGGAGGAACAAGCTCCAGAGCTGTGGCGCTCACTGCACTATCGGGCGCTAATTTGGCTCCAACTAAAGCTTTACAAGTATTAGTCTCAGAAAAAGACCGACATGTTATTTGTCTTGGTGCGGATCCTCTTTCAGGAGGTTCTAGAACAGGTGCTATTGATCCGATGTTTATTTGTTGGAGTGACCAAGAAAATGCAGGCGATTGGGAGCCAATAGCGACCAATACAGCAGGATCATTAAGAATCTCATCGGGTTCCGATATTATTGGGGGAGTATCTTCCAGAGAAGAAATACTGGTGTGGACAGATATTTCCATGTACTCCATGTCCTACATCGGTCCTCCTTTTACCTTTGGCATTAACTTAATTAATCAAGGAGTAGGTCTTATTGGACCCAAAGCTGCGGTTAATACTCCCGATGGTGTGTATTGGATGGATAGAAAAGGTTTTTACAGATACGCCGGTTCTGTTTCTCCACTTCCATGCAGTGTTCATTACTATGTATTTAGTGACTTTAACGAAGAACAATCTTTTAAAACATTTGGCTTTTTAAATAAACAATTTAACGAAGTAGGTTGGTTTTATGTCTCTGGAGACAGTACGGAAATAGATCGTTATGTGGTGTATAACTACGCTGAACGCACTTGGACGATTGGTCAATTAGCGCGTTATGCGTGGCTGGACGAAGGCTTATCAACTTACCCAAGGGCCACTGGCGAAGTAAGCTCCACACAGTATCTGTATAACCATGAAAACGGTAACGATGCTGATGGCTCTCCTATGGATAATGTGTATATTCAATCCAGTGACTTTGATATGCAGCCCGATGGGGACTACTATACGTTTATCCGTAAAGTTATTCCTGATGTTAAGTTCACAGGCAATGGTGGAACCGATCAAACAATTAATTTCGTATTAAAATCAAGGGATTTTCCAGGGGATAGTTTAACCACGGATACGACGCAAACCGTCACTTCTACTACGCAGAAATTGGATGCGCGCATACGCGCACGACAACTGACTTTTAGAGTGGAATCCGACGATGATAATACATCAGCAACGCGTTTAGGCGTGGGTTGGCGTTTGGGGGATACGCGTATGGATGTTAAGCCCGATGGACGCAGATAATGGGAAAACTGTTAGAAACGCGTTTACCTATTGCCATTAGCGAACACGAGCCTTTCGTTCATTCAGGTATATACAACCGTATGGTGCGTATCCTGGAGATTAATTTAGGACGCTTTGATACGACAGCAACACCCCAATACAATGACACACAATTAGATCAGAATAAATTTAATGCGGGGGATGTAATATGGAACACCAACAAAAGTGTCTTGCAGATATATACAGGAAGTGAATGGCAGGATATATCGACCAGAACGGAAGTTGGTTTGGAAGCGATTGGTTCCGTAGGTAGCTTAACTATAAGCACAAATGGCGCAGTTTCGATTAGTTTATAGGAGTATAAAATGCCGATAAATAAAGTAGAGGGAGGCTGGAAAATAGCCAATACCAAAGGAGTTTCTCCTAATAAAAAAGCTGCTGAACGGCGTCTAAGAGCTATAAAAGCAAGTCAAAATGCTAGGAAAAAAGGTAAAATGTCTAACTATAAAAAGAATTCAAGGAGGCCCTAATGGCAGATAAAACAATTATTATTAATACAGATGATGCCGACGCACCTGAAAAATCAGAAGCACCTACGTGGTATAACACAGCAGAAGGCTTTGATAAATGGAGAATATTTCCAAGACTATTAATTACTTTATATGGATATGCTTTCTATATGACAACAAGTTGGTTCATGGCTTTACCTGATCCTACTAATGCTCAGAGTGCTTTTGTATCCGTTATTGTAGGTGCAGGGGCAGCTTGGTTTGGCCTCTATGTAGGTGGAAGCAGTAAAAAATAAGATAACTTAATGGCTTTTCCATTTGAGCTAATAACTATGTTGGGATCAACACTTATATCGGGAGTTATGAGTATGCTCTCTCAAAACCTGAAAGCTAAACAGGCTCAACAGAAAATGTTATTGGCTAGAGGGGAGTTTCAGGTTGAAGCTTTTAAAGCTGCAAGGGAGTATAATAATGAAGGCTTTCAATGGACAAGAAGAATAATAGCCATACTCGCAGTATTATCCATTGTAGTTTTACCTAAAGTAGCGGTTATCTTTTTTCCAGAATTAGCTGTTACTGTAGGCTATACGGAGTTTAAGCCGGGATTTTTATTTATACCGGAGAAGGAAGCAATGAAATGGGTAGAGTTCACTGGTTTGGTAATTACACCCTTGGATACTAATTTAGTAGCAGCAATAATCGGTATGTATTTTGGTGGCAGTTTAGTAAAACGATAATGGAGACAACAGCTTGAAAAGAAGCTAGAATAAGAATATGGCAGATAATTGGTTAAGTAACGTATGGGAATGGATTGTACCCGGAGAGGATGATCAGGGTATGTTTGGTAATATCGGTGATTGGTGGAGGGGCGACGACGATTACGACGACTCTGTATCTATTGCAGATTTTGATCAAGATCTAATAGATGAACTTTTAGGCGAAGTAGAGAGTGCAGGAGGTCTTGATTCTTTCTTACCTACTCAAGATATTGATTGGAATAATTTTATTGACTGGGGAGATAAAGATCCTGCCTACTCAATAGATGTTGATTGGCTAGACGAAATGCCTGAAACAGACACTGAAACAGGAATCTTTGGTGGTCAAATTGGACCTTGGTTACGTAATCTTTTCCTAGGTTCAGGAGACACAGGAACTGGCACAGGAGAAAATAAACAAGGTAGCGGAATTATGGGGCTATTAAATAGTTTATTCGGCGGCGGAGACGGCGGTGGCGGTTTACTCGGCGGCGGTGGACTAGGGACCTTGGGCGCTTTATGGGCACTCAATAAAGCCCGTAAAGAAGGCAGTGATCCCGGAGCCGTGATTCCCATGGGACAACAAACGTATGGAATGGATGATGTTTATGGTGGCCCCACTCAGGATTATCGGGTATTTAATATACAGCCCGCGTTGATGCCGGGTGTAGCCTACGCCAATGTAGGCAAACCGGAGGGAATGAAAGACGGCGGTAAAAAAGACGGTCCCGGAGACATAACTCCAGCTTGGCTTGAACCCGGCGAATTTGTAGTAACAAAAAAAGCAGTAGATAATATGGGCGCAAGAAATTTATATAGAATGATGAAAGAAGCAGAGGGAATGGGCTAATGGCAAGTTATTTAGATCCAAGTACCACCACAACTTATGAAGAACCGTGGGCGGGCGGTATGCGCCGTGGCTATTTAGAATCTATATTTAATTTAGCTCAACAACCGACACCGGTTCCAGTCCGGCAGGTTGCAGGACTCGATCCCATGGAAATGCAAGCTAGGGAAATGGCGGGAGGACTCGGAGGCTTTTCCCCATATATAAAGCAAGGCGGAGAGATGATGCAACAAGGGGCAGGTTATTTTACCCCTGCTGGTATACAACAATTTTACAACCCTTATGAACAGGATGTCGTGCAACAAACCATGCGCGATATGGGGGAGGTTAATCAACGACAAGGCATGGCTGATAGAGGTAGGGCCATCAGTTCTGGTGCCTTTGGCGGCTCCCGTGGACGCTTGATGGAACAGGAAAGGGAAAGATCCTTCGGCCGTGGCATGATGGAAGGCGTTGGTGACATACGCTCCAAAGGCTTTGGACAAGCTATGCAAGGCGCACAAGCTGCGGGCCAAGGACTAGGAACCATGGGGAGAGCTTTTGGACAACTCGGTATGACTGGACAGCAAGGACTAATGAATCAAATAAATGCTTTTAATCAAATGGGTCAAACGGGCAGAGGCATACAAGATCAAATGTACGGCGCCCAATTTGATGCCGCTAATACAATGGCCCAAGAACCATGGCAACGCATGGGTATGTGGGGCAATATGATGCAAGGCATGATGCCAAAAACAGGGGCAGCAACTACCTATAAAGCCAACGCCGGCACTAATCCATTCATGGGATTATTGTCATTATTAATGGGAGGCCTAGGGGGAGGCTAATGAACTGGAAAACCCGACAACTGTTCTCCGACCGTGAACACGGAATCGTGTCCGGTCTTTCTCCTGTCAATATGACGGGTGGCGGAAACGTGCCTTATCCGAGGGGTTATCAGGATGGAACAAGTAAAGAAGAGGCACAAGCTATGCAAGTTATTTCGGAAAGAGATAACTTTATAGAGGATACCGTTCCTCCTGCACTTAGAAAAATAGGAAAGGCTTCTAATGCTATGCTTGGCCCTGTAGCAAGCATGTTAGAAAAAATTTTGGGAGATACTGAAGAACCTTCAATCGAACAACAAGTAGCAGCACTCGCAGCTCAACAAGGAATCAGTGTGCCTGAAGCGCGGGCTACGATCCTGAATCAAATGATACAAGAAAAAGGTTTGACTCTTTCTGAGGAGGTCATCAATCAATTTGCTACTGGCTTAATTACCTTACAAGACGCCCTGTCCCAAGCGGTAGGTCCACCCAAGATGCAAACAGGTGGTCTTGCTTTAATGCCTTTTCAAGAAGCATATAACCTCATGCAAACGTTAGCTAAGGATCCAACCATGTCCATTTCTGATGCAGATAAAGCACAGATGGAAAGAGCTTTCTTTCTCGGTGGCGAAGAACATATCTTCTATCAATTGGCCAAAGGAATGAATTATCAGCCCTCTTCTCAATTTAAAAATATTGTTAAAAAGAGCGTACCCAAGATGCAAGCCGGGACCGGACTGGAAGAAGCCATGTCCATTGACCTTTTTCAACAGGGCGATCAGGACATTAATGAACCTTTAAATATGATGGCACAAGCTGTTAGTCCTAGTATTGCTGATATAACACCAACGGAAACAGTCGAAGAAACAGTAACAGTAACGGAGGACCAAGGACCTTCGACCATGGAAGCAGGGAAAGCACCCTTTCAACAAATGGCTGTTGAAGTAGTAAAAGAAGCTACCATGAGTTTAGCGCGGGAAGATTACATGAACATAGAACAGGTTCAACAGGACGTGGAACAACAACTCAACGCCATTGATGAAACTTACCGTCAACAAACGGGGGCCACGGACACCATTCTTACGGAAGAATTCTTGGCACAATTGGATAACTTAATGCTCAGTGCCGGTGAAGCATTTGAGAATGCACCCGGAATGGAAGAGGGTACGGATAAAAAAGACGCTACTACAATGGACATGACTACTATCATTGAGGCCATGGCTAGTGCAGGAGCTGATCCGGTTAAGATAAAAAAAGTAATAGAAAAATATTATCCCGGTGGCGCAGGCATGAGTGAAGAAATGCTACAAAACCGTATCAGCAGGGCGCGCCGTGGGGCGCTTCTGGGGGGCAAGACCAAACAAGGTGGCTGGGCCGGTATGATGGATATTCTCGGTCAGGCCGATGCCGCGGAAGTCGCAGCGATGGGATCAATGCCGGAAACTTTAGCCGCTAACGAAGCGGCCCTGAAACGATTGGCCATGTCAGGGGAACTGGAAGCTGCCGGTGGTAGCACCGGTGGTGGCCTCACGGCTAAAATGAGAGAAATGAAATTAGCAACGGCAATAAGAGCCTCTGGGCTGCCGGAAGAAGAACAAGGAGTGTATCTGTCTATTTTAACAGGAGATAAAAGTAGGGCAGAGTTGGATCAAGCCCTGTGGGCAAAAATTCTTGACCGGGCTATGGTGTGGGGAGCCAGCAGCCCTGTGGTGAAAAGCCATGAAGAGATATATGCCCACGCCTTAGCGATATGGCAGAAAATAGGACAAACTAGCGCGCCGCCCCCTGTAGAAGAAGGAGCTGACAGCGAGACTGAAGAAGGTCCAAGTATTAGCTAAAAATATTCGATGTGGCTATTAATCCTGAAAATAATGACCCTATCCTAGTTAGTATAGAAAGTATTCCTGGGGTTCAGATTAGTGTTCCATCAGGTACCAATACCACTGAAGCACGTGAACTCGCTAAAATCCGTAAAGAACTCTTAATTGAAGAACACGGTTCGGCCGAAGCCATTCCCACTGGCATATATCCCGCTCAAGAAGTAGTGGGAGATCCTAGTCAAGCTAGGTGGATTCCAGGCCAGCATCTTGCCAGAGGCGTACGTCGTGGATGGGATACTTTGACAGGAGCCTATAAAACAATCCCAGCAGGACTTCCCAGTGCAACCGAAGAAGAGATAGTGGGAAAGCAGCTGGCCCGTGAGCAAAGTTTGGCGGAGTTAGAAAGAACGCTGGGTCCAAGAGTAACTTTTCACGATGTAATGGACGAATTTAAAGACCGTCCTAGTGCTGCTTTTCCTACCAAGCCAGAAAAAACTGAACGCTCTTTCGGTGAGGCTTTCGGAACGTGGGCCATGCAATCCATAGGTGAATCTTTACCAGTTATGGCGCCCGGAATTGTAGGGGGAATGACGGCTCAAAGATATGTGCCGGGGGACATCCTTAAGAAAATACCCGTTATAGGGAAAAAAGCATGGGCTGCCAAAGGGGCGGCCTTTATTATTGGCTACACCACAGCCTCTCTGCCTTTCTTTTTTGGTAATAATATAGAAAGAAAAATGGCAGAAGGTCAATTAACTGCCGAAGATATTAATAGTTCCACTGCTTTGCTGGCCGCCGTCGGTCAATCTGCTGCCGATTCAGTTCTATTTGCTTTATTGGGAATGTACGGACGAACAGCAGCAGCTACTGTTGCCGATACCGTCCTTAAGGGTATAGCTAAAGGAAGTGCGATAGGGGTAGCTGAAGTCCCCACAGAACTTACGCAACAGGCATTAGAGCGCTTACAAGCGGGACTGCCTATTTCCCCCGCTGATGAAGGCGCTCTTCGAGAATACATAGAAGCAGGAGCAGCTGCCTTGGTAGTAGGCCCTGCGGTAGGAGGAACAGTAGGAGGGGTGCAAACGAAAGCTTCACAAATGGTGGATAACGCAAAAACCAAAGTAGGCGATCCAGAATACGATTCCAAAGTCAGAGGAGAGTTCAGTATTGATATACCAGAAGGTCGGGTCATAGCTCAGGATGAAGTAAAAGAGCGCCTAGATACTTTTGATGATTTGAATAGTATCATAGTTCAACCCCAAGATAATGTCTATGCAGGTACCGCCGCAGCCCCCAAAGCCACTGAGAAACACAAATTTGAAGACATTCCTGTAGATGCCAAAATAAGACTGTGGTTTGGTCAATTAGATCAGGACCCCGAAACAGAAAAAACAATTATCACTCCTCTGGTGGATCCGGAAACCGGTCTTGAAGTTTTTAAAGATTACTTGGCCGCGGAGTTTGTTCCGTCTGGACAGACAAAGCCCAGTACACGGTTGTTAAAAAATTTAGACCTTTATCACGGAGGTGAGACGTATCATGCTCTGTGGGATCCAGCAGAAGGTGTAAAGTCTAAGGCTTGGATACCTATGGGTGAAAAGCCGCAAATGCGCGTCGAAGCAGAACCACGTAGTTATCTCACTGCAATGGAAATGGCTCTACCTGAACTGGCAAGAAAAACCCCTTTTATCCGTCGGTTGTTTAAGACGGAAATAGATCCTGCTGTGGTTCCAGAAGGAACCACAAAAGAAGCTTATGAGGAGCAAGTTGACGCAAGACGTTGGTTAAGATATATAACTCATCGGGGAGCCGAATGGGCTTTACCGCAACGAACACTGCCCAAGGATGAATGGGCCGTTCTCAACTGGCAAAAATGGTACAACCGTAAACAATTAAGATTGGCTCAGGGCCTTAACACTATAGTACAGACAGGTATAAAAAAGGCTAAGTCACCTATTGACGAGATTAATAATAAAGCCGAACTGCAAAATAAAGCAAAGAGGGATCTAGCACTTTATTGGGGTGGATCAAAAGATGTTAATCTTCAAACTTTAAGAGATATGGGTTTATCCGACAAAGCTGTAACGAGCGCTTCTGAGCTACGCCGTATGGTAGATCAGGGTTCCAAAGACATTGATAAATTGCTTGGGGAGCTTGATCCAGAAGGAAAGATATATTCACCAAAACTACGTAAAACCATTAAACAGCGTTTAGGGAGCTATATGACTGTGGCCTATGGGTTATATAGCGACCCCAATTGGAAAAGACCCGATCGACTTCTTGCCATGCCCTGGGAGAAAAAAATACATAGAGAAGCAAAAGATTTTATTGCAAATAACCTTCATGCAAATCAAGGTTGGGACAGAGATCGTGCCCCAGGAGAAGCGGGAAAACAATTAAAACGCTTATATAGAAAAGAAACCAGCAATCAGGCACTTAGCACTATTATGCAAGAGCCCATTTCCGACCTAGACCCAACTGATTTAGGTACTGGTAGTATTCCCCTTAGACCGGCTGAAGGTGTTTTACAAATCAAACAAAAAGTGCCTAAAGCCATTAAAGCAGCCATGGGAGAAATATTGGATCCAGGCACCCGAATGGTATTAACTGCTTTCAAGCAGGGAGAATTTATAAGCGGGGTCACTGCCCTTAATGAACTATTTACATTGGCTAATCAACCGGGAAACCGTTGGATTTCCAAAGTGCCCAGCGGACGTTTCAGCACCCCCATTGAAGGATCAGAACTAAATCCTTTTGCTGGATACTACACCACTGAGCCCATCGCCCAAGGGCTAAATGCCGCCGTACAGTCTGGTATTTATGGGGATGCTTTTATTACTAGCCCCCTTAAAAGTGCCCCTCAACATACTCTGTGGAATAAGTTTTACGTGCCCTTATTGTTAAAACCAAGAGTTAAGGTAGCAGGTTTCAAAATTATCTGGAGTCCTCAAACTCAATTACGAAATGTTCAAAGTGGTGCAGGTTTTGTTATGGTCAATGGGCATTTAGATTCAATCGTTAGTTCAAAAATGAAAAAATCTTTTATGACTACGGCAGCATATTTAAAGGGGCTTACTCCCCCCGAAGCCGCTGAACTCGTAGAGCTAGGAGTAATGAACACGTCCGCTTATATCGGGGATTTAGCACGTATGCACGAACTGGCTGGAAACATGGACAGCGTAGGAGGAGTTATTGAAGCTGTTAATGAACAACAGAGAAGCATCACCAAGCCTTTTAAAGGAAAAGTGGGAGAAATGGCTAGAAAAACCTATCAGTGGGGGGATGATTTTTGGAAAGCTATGATGTTTTATTCGGAATTGGAAAAATTTACCGACGCGTTTGATTTGGAAGCCGGTCCCAATTATCGACAATCAGAAGAATATAAAGCAGAAGTTGACCAAAACATAGAAATTATTGAAGAACTTATGGAAGGCTATCCTTTGAGATTGACTGAAAATACACCGGAAGGGCGCTACAAAGAAGCTTTAAAACAGTTAGCGGCTTACCGTACACGTCATAATGTACCCAACTACGATTATGTTGGCTCGTTTACAGACGTATTAAGACTAAGCCCTTATAGTAATTACACGGCGTTTCCCACGGAACAAATACGAACTAGCTGGAATACGCTAACTTCTGGGCTGAAAGAAATAGAAGTGGGAAATAGAGTGAAGAATGAGGCCCGTCAAAAATTGGAGGCATTAAATACTCAGGAAAAAACGCTACGGGACCAAGGACAATTTGATCCTGCCGCAGAAGAAACATTAAACGAACAAAGAAAAAGGGCCCTCCGACAAGAAAAAACCGGTGAAGATATCGGAGGACGTGGGTGGACGCGTGTATTTTCCTGGATCGGCTATAATTCTTTGGTTGGTCTAACACTACCTTTAATAGCAGCGTGGAGAGTTGGACTCCCACTTGGTTTTACTTACCTAATGGCTGACTGGGTAGCTGATTGGGCTAAGGACCATAATAAAATTCCATTGGAAGTAGATCCGGAAAAAGGAGAAGTATCCTATGTGGACGGTAGCTACACGGACGCTTATGACGTTACCAACAAACCGGCGCGTACTATCGTTCGTCACAGTATAGAAGCCGTGGGAGAAGGAGCCGAATGGTACACAGGATTGTTGGAAGGCTTAGTGGAAGGAATGGGAGACTTTCTTGAACCTTATGTAGAAGATTCTATTTATTATGCTGTTATGAAAGAAGCCGGACACGCTGTATTTAATCCAAAAAATAATGAGATATTTAATGAAACTGACAATCTTAGACAAAAGGGAGAAAAACTTATTGCGTTTATATTTCGTGGAGTGGAGCCCGGTTATATTACACAAGGAAAAAAAATAGTAGGAGCGGGCGGAGAAGGAGCAGAGCAATACGATAAATATAATATAGAAAAGTCTTTAACGGATGCTTACCTTGGAACAGGGGGGCTTAAGATAGAAACAGTTAATTTTAATAAAATATGGGCTAAGTTTAAGCTTGCTGAATATTTAGGTAGAGCAAAAAGCATTAAGGCGGGGTTTAGCGCCTCCCAATATCAGGGTGGTGGAGAGTTACTGACAATATCAGATATAATTGAAAGCTATGTTACGGCCAATGAAGCTTATTATGATTTAGTGTTAGAGCAACGCCAACTTATTCAAAACTCTAATATACTTACTAACGGAGGAGTGACTTTAAGAACTCTCTTGGACGGAAAAAACTTACCCAAAAATGTTTACAAAAGCATTTCTAAAATTGATCGTCATAACCTCTTTTCCCAAGACGATACAACCTTTGTTCCACTAACACCTACAGATTACTACACTGCTAAAAAACAGGATCTGCAAAGAGAGCTTAAACAAAAAGGTGAAAAAGATATTCGCCTAGAAATGACAGAATTTCCTGAAGAGGAACTAAAAAAATTATACTTAATGTACGCTAAACGTCCTCTTCCTGGATATGAGTGGGAGTCTCCTCCGGAAGACACTGACTAAACTTCTCCACCCGTTCCAGCCACGCATCAGCCGCTCGTTTGAATTCATCCCCTTCAAGAACAAACTCTTGATAAAGACCATCCACTGAACACATCAGAATAACGCCTTTCTCTATCTCCGTGCCGTAGAGTTCATTGCGTGCTAGGGCATACGCCGCAAGCTGTTGGAAGTAGTCCCAAACCCATTGTCTGCGTTTAGGTTTATTGGTCTGTTTAAAATCCATGATGCACAGTTCTCCGTTATGAATTCCAATGACATCAGACTTACCGGCGTATTTATCCGGATAGTATAAAGAGATTTCACAGCCATAGACTTGAGATATGTTAGGGAAA